TCACACCGCCACCGGCGCCTTGATGTGCGGATGGGGATCGTATCCGACCAGTTCGAAATCCTCGAACCGGTAGTCGAACAGGCTGTCGCGGTCGGCAATGCGCATCTCCGGCAGGCTGCGCGGCTGACGCGTCAGTTGCTCGCGCGTCTGGTCGAGATGGTTGAGGTAGAGGTGGGCGTCGCCGAGTGTATGGACGAAGTCGCCAGGCACCAGCCCAGAGACCTTCGCGATCATCATCGTCAGGAGGGCGTAGCTGGCGATGTTGAAGGGCACGCCGAGGAAGATGTCCGCGGACCGCTGGTAAAGCTGGCAGCTCAGCCGCCCATCCGCGACATAGAATTGGAACAGCAGATGGCAGGGGGGCAAGGCCATGTCGTCGACTTCGCCGGGATTCCAGGCGCTGACGACGAGGCGCCGGGAGTTCGGAGTCTCGCGAATTTGGCGCAGGACATTCGACAGCTGGTCCACCACCCGGCCGTCGGCGCTTTCCCAGCGCCGCCACTGCTTCCCATAGACGGGACCGAGTTCGCCGTCCTCGTCGGCCCACTCATCCCAGATGCTGACGCCATTGTCCTTGAGATAGCGGATATTGGTGTCGCCAGCGATGAACCACAGCAGTTCGTGGACGATCGATTTCAGATGAAGTTTCTTCGTCGTCAGTAGCGGGAACCCGTCAGCAAGGTCGAAGCGCATCTGATGACCGAACACGCTTTTCGTACCCGTGCCGGTGCGATCGCCGCGCTCGGTACCTTCCGACAGCACCCGGCGCATGAGGTCGTGATATTGTTTCATGATCGGCGCCGAACCTGCCCGAAGTCCCGGCGATTGTGAAGGAGGCTCGCAGCGGCTAGGCCTTCTTTCGGGCGGAGCACATCGGGGGGCTGACGATGGACCTGGTCGCGGTCGGCGCGGGGCTGTGGGTCGTGACCCACGAGCTGCTTCTGCTCGCCGCGATCGGCATACTGGTCTTCGCTGCCGACGAATTGTTCGTCGATCTGCTGTTCTTCTCGAGCCTGGTGCGCCGTTCGCTGCGCCTGCCGCGCGCAAGCCGGGGTTATACGGCACGCGACCTGCCGAGGAAGCGGGGTGGCCGATTCGCGATCCTCTGTGACCGATCATTAATTGGTGGCGGCCGGGATATGGTCGGATTTGGCGGGACAAAGTGGGACGGAATGGCGGTTTCAAGGCGGTTTCCGGCCTGTTGAGGCCTGCCAGTAGATGACCGGCGAATTTCTGATTCGTGATCGCTAGGCGGGCCGCCCACTGAGCGGGGCACATCCCGGCGACCGCGACATGGGAACGCGAATTTCTGATTCATCGCCGCAATCCCGAGGCAGCGGCGAAGACCGTGAGAGAGTAGCAATTCTGCCGGTCAATTGGAGATTACCAGTTCGGTTCGTTTGACGGCCTTCGCGCCGCCGCCAACTGTGTAGCTGACCGGAACGACCTCTTGGTCGAAGGCGGCGAAGATCGCGCGCGTCTCCGGCAAGTCGTTCAGACTGAGGATGAACCGTCCGTTCAGCTGCTGAAGCTGGGCCGCGAGGCGTTCGAAATCAGCGGGATCGAACACGCCGGGGCCATAGTCATCCTCGCAGCCGAAATAGGGCGGGTCGAGGTAGAAGAGCGTCGATGTCCGGTCGTAGCGCGAGAGGAATTCGGACCAGCCGAGACGCTCGATCGCCACCCCTGCAAGCCGCTCGTGCAACGCCTCCAGCATCGGACCAAGCTTGGTGATGTCGAAGCGCGCTGGCGAAGAGGCATCGACGCCGAAGGAGCGGCCGTTGACCTTTCCGCCGAACGCGGTGCGCTGGAGATAGAGAAAACGCGCGGCGCGCTCGAGATCTGTGAGCGTCGACGGATCGGTGCGTTGCAGCCGTTCGAACCCTGCCCGCGTGGTCAATTGGAAGCGCAGCATGTCCAGGAAGGCCACATAGTGGCGCTGCAGGATGCGAAAGAAGGTCGTCACATCCTCGGAGATGTCATTAATGACCTCGGCCTTCGGCCTGGCGGTGCGCCGCAGGAAGACGCCTCCCATTCCCACGAATGGCTCGGCATAAAGGGTATGGGGGACCTGCTCGATCCGCGTGACGAGGCGCTTCGCGAGGTTGCGCTTGCCGCCGATATAACCCGCCGCAGGGCGCACCGCATCGACCGACGTAAGACTTTGGGTAGACTCCATTTTCGCAATGTTTCTAAGCAGACCCCGCCCGGTACCGGGTGGCGGGGCGGACCTCTTGGGATCCGGGAGGCCGTGGCGGGTGCTATCCGCCGGTGAGCGGCGTTGGCGCGCCGCTTCCCCCGTCCACAAACAGAGGGAGGGAGTAGGACATGATGAAAGTGCAGAACACGATCGACCGGACGACGGCCGCTGCGCAGCTGAGAATGGCGGCGGCGGCAGATCCCGAGCGCGCCAACTATTATTGGAATCGCTCGGTCGCGGTCATGAAAGGGACCGGAGAAGACGGAGGCATCGGATCGCCGATGAGCTTCGATGAGGCCGAATTGGAGGTCGACGCCACCTTGGCTATGTTTTCTGCCATCAAGGACTGGCTCGACGCGAAGGAGCTTGACCGCAACGGTGGGCGACCCGACGCTTATGTCTTCCGGGGATATGCCGAGAGCGAACCTCGTCACCGGTTTGCTATGCGACTGATCGAGCAGAAAGCGCGCTTCCAGTCGCTTATTGCAGATAGCGGGAACTGGCCCTCCCTGACCGAACCCATGAGCCCCCAATATCTGCCGGCCCTTCGTCGCTTTCAGCTGATGGGTGAGCCAATGGAACTGTCGCTCGAACAGATGAGAGAGATCGCACTTGTTCTTCCGGAGAGCGAGAGAAAGTGGAGATATGCCCGCGTTCTTGAGTTCCCTGTAATGCCCGACTTCGCGCGGCCGAATTGGGCAGACCACCTTTAATCGGGGGTTGTGACGTAGGTCACGGACAGGGGCGATTTGCGTCGTTCGCGAATCGCCCCTATCTTTGCTGTCGGCGCGTACGCGGAAGTCTCGTATAGCCGTGGTGACCGGCCCAACGGGCCGGAAGAATCCCAGCAGGGAGCTGCGAGTCCCTGCCGCGCCACCCGAGCGGGCCGAGAGGTGCGCCGCATGCTCGATCACAGCGGCCGCCCCGGCCATCTGTCGCCCACGACCTCCGAATTGCGCACGAGCTCAAGCGCCTGATCGATCCGCGTCGGGTGGGCGCTAATGATGCCGAGCGCTTCATCGTCCCAGGGACCGATGACGATGCGCGCCCAGTGCGTTTCCGACCAAGGCGCCATGACGACGAAGCGGCCCTCGGCCTCACCCCCCTTACCGCGGAGGACAAGATGCGGCCCGCGGAAGAGCCGCGGCACGCGGCGGTAGAAAGCCACCTGACGGTCGAAGTCGGCAAGCTCGTCGCGGTCGGCCGTTCGGCTGTAAAACTGTTTCATCGTCGTGCGGCCGCTCATCGTGACGGTGCGGCGGACGCCGAGGCCGGCGGCCTCCTGTTCGCCCAGAATGGCGACCGGAAATGCGGTGGGTTCGCCCGTCTTGAAGTGCGGCCGGCGGCCCGGCGCGACGAGGATGAAGTTTCTGAGCATATGCTCGAAGTCGTCCGAATCGACGAGCTCCTGCAGCACGCGCGCGGCGGCCTCTTCATTTCCGAGCGCAACTGCACGGTCGACACTCTCCCGCGCTTTTCGCGCCACGCCGACAAGGGAGGCGGCGCCGGGATTGTAATTCCAGCCCGGCCCGATGCCATCGCGGACCTCCTCCCGGCTGGACAGGACGGTGCGGCCCTCGCGGCTCAAACGAAAGGTGGTGCGAACAGGCGGGTCGGGGATCTCGCCATCGGGCGTGACGCGATATCCGAAGGCTTTCAACTGCCGCTCGGTGAGCTGCTGGACGGTGCAGCGGCACCCCCAGTCGTTCGGCGGGAAGAGCCACTGCCAGGCCTGGTGATCGACGGAAAGAATGGTCCCGTGCCAGCGGGCATGCTGGTCGCGGACGGCATTGTCGCCAACGGTCACATAGCGGAGATAGGGCGCGATCTCTTTTCGCGCCTGGATGCGCTGCCACTGACCAGCAGCCTGACTGACGGCGAGATTGGTGCGGTAGATGGTCCGGAGACGGCGCGGGCCGACGAAGATCTCTTCGTCCGAGCCGGTCAGCTCCGCGTTGCGGACGCGGCCCCACCATCCCGCCCGTTGGAGCCGGGGCCGGATGGTCCTCTGCCAGTCCTCGAACGTCCCGCCTTCCCGCATGACGCTGTCGAGACTCTCGCGCACGTCGCTCAGCAGATCGAGCTTGGCGATCTTCGCCACGGTGAAGGCACGGGCATGCTCGTCCTGCCAGACTTCACGCCAGTTGACCGAGGTGCGGAGGTCGCCGCGCCGCTCCCACGCCGCGAGTGGCTCGCCGGGATCCATGAAGATCGACGCGCGGATTTCGGGCTCAGGCATGGAATTCGCCTACCGCCGTAACGGCACGCCTCCGTCCGGGGCATCCTTCAGGTCCAACTCTGAAAGGACGCTGATATGCGACGGAAAGCGAACGCCCGATCCTGGCGGATCGGCATGCTGGCTTTACGAATCGTTCCTGTTTTGTTCCAATATACAGATGTCGCTGTACCGGCTTCCCTCGACCCTCGATTCGCTGACGGCCTATGCGCTGGCGCACCGGCGCCCGCTGTCGCTGTCCTTCCTGCCAGATGCGGAGGGCCATTTCCTGATCCAGGTCACGCTGGGCGACCAGCAATGTTCGCTCAGCTTCGTAAAGGGCAGCGACCGGGTTCATGCGATCGGCCAGATGGCGGGCGACATGTTGAGCCTGGCGCGGAGCACGGACAGGGTTCCCGACCGGAGCGGCGGCGGATATCCCGATTGGTAGACGCAGGCCGGGCAGGAGGTTCCGCGAATGTGCAATCTGTACCGTATGAAGTCGAACGCTACGGAGATCGGCAGCCTGTTCAATGCGCGCAACGCGGCGGGAAACCTCCCAGTCTTCGATGCGGTCTACCCGGATCGCGACGCCCCGATCGTTCGTAGCATCGACGGCGATCGCACTCTGGAGATCTTTACCTGGGGCTTCCCGCCACCAGGCCAGGCGAAGCGCCCGGTCACCAACGTCCGTAACCTGACCAGCCCGTTCTGGCTGAGCGCGTTGAAACGGCCCGACCGGCGCTGCCTGGTCCCGGTTACCTCGTTTTGCGAATGGGAAGGCAAGCCAGGCGCGAAGCGGAAAGTGTGGTTCGAACTCAAAGACCGCCCGTTGTTCGCCTTTGCCGGGATCTGGCGGCCGGTCGAAGCGGACTGCCCACGCTTTGCCTTCCTGACCTGTACGCCGAACCAGATCGTCGGCGCCGTTCATCCGAAGGCGATGCCCGTCATTCTGACCGAGGATATGGCAGAGGACTGGCTGGCGGCGCCGTGGGAGGAGGCAGCTAAGCTGGCTAGGCCGTTCCCCGACTCCCGGATGAAGATGACCGGGGACTTTTGAAACCCCGCTGCGGTCCTGACCCTGCGGGGCAGTGGTAACAGGGTTCCCGACCGGAGCGGCGGCGGTTATCCCGACTATGGGAGATGATACCGAGGTCGGGGGAACAGTCGGGACGTGACTAGAGAGGAGAAGACGCGCCAACCGAGCCGGGATATGCCCACGCCGGCTGGCTGGGCCTTTGTCGCGGTCTACGCGTTCGCCTTTCTTGCGCTGGCTTTCGGGCCGCATGTAGCCAATTGGTTCCCCTCCACGTCCGAGGTGACGGCGTCGAACGTGGCGACGATCCGAACCGCTCAAGCTACGGTGTGGCTCGCGATCTTCGCGGGGATCGGCATCCCGCTTACCGCCATAGGTGCGCTGCTGTTGCTTGCCACCATCCGGCAAGGGCAACAAATTTTGGAAGTACAGGAGCGCGCTAACGAGTATGTTCTTAGGTCTGTCGACCTTGCGGCTGAAGCAAAACGGCCTTGGATAGACATATCTAACATTACGCTTAAGGAGTGCCGACATGATTATCCAAACTTATCTATTAAAGTGGAGGCGGATATAGTAAAATATGGCCCTGATCCCGCATATGATATTATTGTTTTTCTAGTATCTGCGCCTGACCTGAAAGGCGATCCCTACAATTTACTGACTGACTCGGATAAACCTGCGCGCTTTAAGAAAAGGTATAGGATATTTGAACCAAAAGAAAGAATTTTCGTAGAAGAAAGCGCGATAGGTAGTCGAGCTTATGGTGGTCAGAGGTCTGTTTATAAATTTAAGTTCTTCTGTTTTTATCGGCACCCCGGTGGTCATGGATTCTCTTCACGAACTATACTTGTGTTTACTGATAAAGATAACAGCGGTGACGATTTCGATGTTGATAATATTTCTATAAATTTCGTCGGCTTTGAAATAAAATAGTTTGCAACAACTAAACTCAGAGGGCCAAAATCTGCCACGCTTCACTTTCGATTATCTCTTTTAAGACATCATCATTTAGATTCGGAGCGATGCGATCCAGAAGCGCGCGGGCCTCGTCGGCATCGGCAGCCTGCTCAAGCGCCGCAACAAGGGGAAGGAGCATGGGGTCGAGTGCGCGGGCCGCGCGGGTATCGGCCATGAGCGCGTCGACGGCAGCATCGATGCGGGTATGCGAATCCTCGCCCTCTGCAAACTCCGCCTCGGCCCCCGGACGCTGTGAGGGAGGCCGCGTTCGGCCGGTCGAGGCGTCCACCGGTTCCCATTCGTCGCCATAGGTCTCACGGACATTGTCGCGGCTGCGGCGGTAGCCGAGGGGCAGCATTTTCGCGTCGAGGTCGGCGAGTTCGTTCAGATCCTGCCCCTCTTCCTCATGTCGGCGCGTCAGAACGGGAATCTGCGCGCCGGGGAAGTTGATGCGGGTCAGCCAGGCCGCCGGACCGGCGCGGAAGCTTTCGGCGATCAGGTCGTCGTCGGCATCGACGACGTCGTCGCGAACGCCGGCATGGGTTTCGGCGGTGCCCGACCAAGCCTGATTCTCGGCCGTGCCCGTCTGCGACAGGAGGACCTTGGCGATGGCGAGGTCCATCTTGTCGACCATTTTGTCATAGTCGGCACCGGCGCTGCGCGCCGCCTCGAGCAGTTCGACGGCCATCCCCTCGGGCACCACGAAGCCGGTGTCGGTCGCAATCGACTGGAGCGCCTGCAGCAGTTTCTGAATGTCGCCCTCGGGCGTTCCCGGCCTGTATTTGCCCATGGCGGTCGGCGCGCCATATTTGTCGAGGAAGGTGTTCCAGAATTTGAGGCCGTTCCGCTTGAACATGACGGGCCAGTAGAGCCAGTGCGCGAGGCCGAGGCCGTAGGGCAGGTCGTCATGGTCGCCGCCCGCCTTCAGGAACCAGAATTTGCGCTCGGGCAGCCGCTCCCCCTGCATGTTCGCTAGGGTGAGGAGGCGGAGACGATCGTCGGCGTCGCGGCGAAAGCGCCGCGCATGGCGCACCTTGATCGCGGCGAACTGGATGTAGCCGTCCTCGCGCGTCCAGAGGACCTCGCCGACCGCATAGCCGTTGAAGACTGCCTTGTGCATTTTCGAGGTGAGGTTGTCCCAGCCGATGCGGCGGACATTCTGTTCGAGCAGTTCGGCGGCTGCCCGGTCGATCTCGCGGTCGCCGCCGGCGGTAACTCGCCAGTCGCGGCTGGTGAGCGCGGTGGTGCGCTGCTGCCAGCAGCTTTTCACCTGGTCATCGCGGAAGATGGTGTCGTAGACGCCCCAGTCGGCCGAGGAGAGCAGCAGCGGATCCGTGTCCTGCTGCAGGCCCGTCACGAAGGCCCTGAAGATGTCGCGGCCGTCGCTGGTGGTCGCAATCTCTCCTGACAGGCCAACAGGCAGGCGTGATGCGGCCGAGCTGGGCATCGGGTTTCCGGCGGCATCGAGAAGCGGCATGTCAGAAGCCTCCGGCCGGCGACGCACGGCGGACGGTGCCGAAGCCGGTCTGTGTCAGGGTGAAGTCGTCGAGCTGCGCCGAGGTGCGCTCGGCGCCGCGATGGAGGTCGATCGGCGCCAGGTCCTCTTCGGCTGCAAGGCAAAGCAGCATGGTCGCGATGGCCGTGTCGCCGTGACGTTTCCCCTTCGCGCCGTCGGCCTTCGAAACGGAGCGGTCGGGAATCATGGGGACGCCGCGCACGCGCTTCACCATGCGGTGATCGTCGAGGACGTCGGCGTCTCTTGGCAGGGCGATGGTCCGCGCCTCGATCCGTTCCTTCAGCCGCGGGAAGCCGTCGAGATAGGTCTGCTGCGAGGTCATGACCGAGACGACGCGGTCGGCGCCGAAGTCGCGGCCAAGATCCTCGGCAAGCTGCTGGCCGTTGCCGCGCGCGTCGAGCTTTCCGGCCGTGAACAGCGGCAGCGCGCGGATGATCGACGACAGGATCCAGAATTGTTCGCGGAAGGGCGTGTTGCGCAGTTCGATGATGAGGGGAACGTCGAGGACGAGAGTCTGACCGAGCTGGCCGATGGCGACGGCCGTCAGGTCGGACGAGCGGGCGAAGTCCTGGCCGAGAAAGCTGGGCCGGCTCGGCTGCAGCCCAGCGAGATGCGGGGCAATGTCCTCAGCGAACCAGCCGGTGATATGATCGGCCTGGCGGCGCTCATTCCACAACAGGAAATCATCCGGCCCGCGATAGCGCACGACCGCGCCGCCCTCTCCCATGACGGCCGACACAGCCGCACGGTCGAGATAGGAGCCGGAGCCGCGCGCCGGAATGCAGTAGAGCTCCTCCTGCGCGCCTTCGCCGTAGCGGGCGACGAGAGCATCGAGCCAGGCACGCTCGGCTTGCTGCGACCAGTCCTGGCCGGTCCGCAAACATATGCGCTTGTAGAGACCGTCGGCGAGCGCCTGCGCGATATCGATCCGGTAGACCGCGCCCTCGCGCTTGCCGTCGCGGATCTCCTCGAGCAGCAGGTTGAACGGATTGTCGGCACCGTCATGCGTCGAGATGACGATGACGCGGCCGCCCCACATGAGAAGCGCGAGCGCGGCCTTCAGCAGCTCGTCGAGCTCATCGTGGAAGGCAGCCTCGTCGATGATGACCAGGCCCTGCTTGCCGCGCAGCGAGCGCGGCTTCGAGGAGAGGGCGACAATGGCAAAACCCGAGGGGAACTCGATGCGAAAGGCCTGGATGCCCCTTTCCGAGCCGTCGTCGTAGAGAAATTCGCCGCTGGCGGCGACGATGTCGAAGCTCTTCGTGAATTCCGCGCAATAGCCGATGAACTCGCGCGTCATGTCGAGATTGTAGGCGATGTAGAAGACGTCCTGCCCGCCCTCGCCGCGCCGGGCGCCGGCGACCAGGACGGCCTCCATCGCGAACGCCCAGGTGATGCCGGTACGGCGCGACTTCTCGATCGCGAGGAGCGGTTCGCGGTGCGACAGGGCAATCGCCTCGCCCTGATAGGGCAGGAGGACGGGCGGAAGCGGCGCGGCCGATTGCAATGCAGGTTCAGAGGACATTATGGGCCTCTTCATCGGCAATGCGGCGCGGACGGGGTGGACGGGGCGGCCGGGGCTGAGCCTGACGCGGCCGGGCGTCCCACCAGAGATGCGCACTGATTGCGATCTCGTCGAGCCAGGAGACGGCGTGATCGAAGCCGCTGCGACCGTCGCGGGCGACGAGTTCGAAGTGAAGGTCGCCGGGGTTGGCGCTGTGCGGCCGTTCATGGTCGCTGACGCGAATAATCCAAAGCTGCGCGAACAGGGTGAGATGCAGGTAGCAGCTGCACGAGCCGCGATTGTGGCTGCGCTTCAGCTTCACCGGCGCAAAGCCGCGCCGCCGTGCCCGCGCCGCGATCGCGCGTGCCAGGACGGGCACAGCTGCCTGGCGATCGGCGAGGGGGACGCCGCCAGCCCCGCAGACCAGCGACCGGAGAGGCGGCGGCCCCGCGCTCATCGAGCGTCGTCCCAGGGGCGGTGGCAATGCGGGCACCGCGATTCGGCACGAGCGGGGAGCCCGAGAATCTCGACCGACCGGGCCTGGTTCGCCTGGCGGCGCAGAAAGCCGCGCTCCTCCAGCCGCGCGATCATGCGCGCGACACTGGCTTTCGACGCCACGCCAAGGCCGTCGGCGATCTGCCGATAACTGGGGGCGGCGCCATGGCGCTTCTGGAAGGCGTCGATCCAGAAGAGGCAATCGGCCATGCGGGGAGTGAGGGCGGCGCCGGTCACAGGCCCATAATCTCCCGCCGGATCTGCTGGATCGTCTCGGCGCTGGCCCCGGTCTTGCGTGCGGCGCCTTCGGCGACGTCGGCCGCGTCCTTCTTGGCCGCCTCGCGCTCCTCGGCGCGGATCGCGCGGATGCGGTCGGTGTCGATCTTCGATGCGCCGGCGATGTCCTTTACCGCCTTGGCGAGGCGGCCGATCTCGAGCGGGTCGAGCTGCTCCTCCTCGCCGTCTCCGGACAGGAGCGGGATCAAGCTGCGCGTCATGAGGGTCTGCATGAGCTGGGTCATCATCAGCCCGGTGCGATCATCGCCCTCACCGAACTCACGCCCGAAGGCCTGCGCCATGGCGGTCATGTCGCGCTGCTGGCGAACGAGCTCGCTGTAGTTCTTGGTATAGCGGCCGACGGCCGAACGCGAGACATCGGCGCCGAGACCGTTCAGAAGCCCAGTGATCTCGTCGATCGTCGCGCCGCGCCGGATGGCGGCGTGGCAGGCGCCCTGAAGCTGATCGGGCAATTGCTCGATGGTCGACTTGCCGCCCATCAGCGCATGACCCGGTGGCGGTAGACGCCGGGCGCGACGAGGTTGCCCTCAGCGCAGTCGCGGCCGTCCTCGGTGATCTCCGCAATGAGATAGCCGCCGACCGCCTCGAGCGCGACGAGACGCTCATCGCACAGCTGCTGCAAGTCGGCGCGGATCTCGCGGCCCGACACGCGGTGCCCCATGGGCTGAAGAAGGAGTTTCAGCTCGGCGTCATTGTGTCGGCCGCCAATGTCGGCGAGCAGTTCGAGGATGGCGCGGCGGACGATGTGGCGGATGGTCTCGCTCATGACTTCCGCCCCTCGCGGTCGATGAAGTCGCGAAGATAGGCGTCCATGGTGTTGAACTGGCCGCGGAGGTGGTTCTCCATGGCGGTGACCTGGCCGCGCAGGCCGGCCTGCCCCGCGTTGACGCTGGCGAGGCCGGATTTGAGGTCGCTGATCTCTCGGCTGAGTTCGTGGCGGGACGGCTCACCCTGTTCGAGGCGCTCTAGCACGTCGAGGCGCGAACGGAGCGTGCGGCCGTCCTCGGTGATCTCGCCGACCTTCTCGATCAGCGTGTCGAGCTTGGCCTCGATCTGGCGGTCGGCCGCCTCGATCTCGGCGCGCGGTTTGAAGTGCTTCTGCAGCTGCCAGTAGACGGCGCCGATCGCGAAGGGCGCGGAGATGACGAACAGCGCCGTCGCCCAGGGCGAGAAGATCTCGATCCAGCGGAGAACGTCGTTCACGGGAGGGTCCGGTCGGCATGGGGAAGCATGCGGTCCGGACTAGGTCAGGTATCGGGTTCGTTCTCCCGTCCGCCGGGGGACGGGCACAATGCCTTACCCGGACAACAGCGCCGCCGATCTACTGTTTTGAAACAGCGTTAAGAAGGCCCAAGCCCTCAAACATATTGAGTTTTCTAGGTTGCGGGCGGGCAAGCGATGATTGAGTAGGAACAGTGTTCTACGGAGAGGAAGGGAAAGAATGGCATTTAGAATTGTTAATCTGAACCAAAATGACGGGTCGTGGAAGAGTTTCAGAGAGAATTGGGAGCAGCAATGCGAGCAACTCGATGAAAATCCTGATAGTTATGCCCCGGATGCCTTCTCAGCGATACGTACGTGCCTCGAGACCCCCGTTATGCAGAGCTCTGATCGGAAATCGCAGGCGGTTTCTCTGGTCGACTCGGATGAGCAACACATGGTGGCTGCAGTGCTTCATTGGCATCCGGCGCCGGGAGTTAAGGGGCACATTCTCAAGGTGAGGCAGTTGACTGTATGCCCGCGCTTGGACTTCGGTGAGCTGGATGAAGATTTTTATGCTGACGTTTTGGTGGAGTTAACCTCTCGCGTCTATAAGCTTAGTGAAAACGAGCTTCCGGCCACGGAGATACGGTTCCACCTTCGTAGCCCTGCCGACAAAGTCTATTTTGCAGCCTTTGGGAAAAAAATTGACGGCGAAAACGTTTTTGAGCAGGTGAAGCACCACGGTGCTTGGTTACATATCGTCAAGCGTACGTAGAAGGACACACAGTGAAACCTACTGAATCTATGGTTTTGAAGGCCATTGAACGCGCCACTCGTGACGCTGTCAGGGAAGTGGGAATCTCCACGATTCGACAGATGTCCATGTTCCCCTCTGCCTTCGAACGATCGAACCAGAAGGCCGCGTAACCCCTCCTAGCTTAAACGCACCCCTATAGAAGAGTTGGATTCTTAGGGGTGCACCGCCTACTGTGGCGCTTCCCGTTCCTAGCTAGATACTCAGACAAACTTGCACGCTTCATGCGGAGGCGGCGGCTGGCCTCGGTGATCGAGATTTCGGCCGCGCGGACCTGGCGCAGGACCGGTTCCGCCTTCGCCCATTTGATCGCCTCGCGCGCGAGCGGGATGTAAAGCGCCGAGCCGCCATAGACGTCGATGAACGCCTTCGCGGTCTGCGTCCCGACCAGGTCGATCAGGTCGCCGGCATGCTGGAGATGCCTGGGTATCTCGATCTCGTCGCCGCCATAAGCGTCGACGATGAGGAGAGTGGCATAAGCGCCCACGACCGCCTCCATATCGAGCATGTTGCCGGTCCAGTAGCAGTCCGGCTGCGCATCCCTGGGGATGGGCATGTCCTCGATTGTGGGACCTAAGGTGCCGCGGCGGCGCATCAGCGATCCTCCGCCACCTTCAGATCGCGCAGGTGCCGCTCGCCGAGCCACTGGATGACGAGATCCCACTCGGCAGCGCCCCAGCTCTCTCGGTCGAGGGGAAGCTGATATTTGAACGCGGCCGCACCGATCGGGTCGACCAGCTGGCGCCCGGTGCCGCGCCCCGCCGGCCGAAGCGCGGCGAGACGCTCCCCGATCGCAACGGCCACCGCCCTTCGCTCTGCCAACGCGTCGCCGGCAGTATCGTTGTCGCCCAGCCAGCGGACGCCATAGCGCGCAGCGATGGCCTTGAGCGCCTCGATGAGGGCGGGCGCCTCGCGGTGCGTGACGAAGCGGAGGCTGTCGACCTTCGCCTGGCGGCGGACGAAGGCGTCGACCGGCTGGGCGTCGGGCGGCACGTCGAGCGCGCCGAGCCAGTAGCAGCTCCACCACAGGGCGGAGATCTTGCGGTGGAGAGCGGCATAGGGTGCGGGACGCGGGGCGGCCTTGCGCTCGTCCCGCTTCAGGTCGTCGAGGACGCGCTTCAGTTCGGCGACAGTGAGGGCGCGCGAGGAGCGCTTGCCGGTCAGACGTTCGATCAGCGCGTAGCGCGCCTCGTCGTCGATGCCTCGGCGCCGGCAGGTCGCCATGACAGCCTGGATCATCCGCTTGCGCGGATCCGCGGAGCGGCCGGACGGACGCGGCGCGCCGGAAGGCGGGGATGACCGCCTAGCCATCGAGCCCCTCCGGATCCGCGAGGAGACAGCGCGCCTGGTCCAGCAGGCGCTCGGTCATCCGGGTGTAGGCCGGATCGCTCGCGCGGCGGTCATCGACCTTGCGAACCGCGGACATGATCGTCGTATGGTCGCGGCCCAGGGCACGGCCGATCTGCGGATAGGAGTAGGCCGTCAGCCGCCGCGCGAGCCAGCAGACGAGCCAGCGCGCGGCGGTGGTGTCGATGTCGCGGCGATGCGACCGGATGTCGAGCGGCGCGATCGAGAACTCGTCGGCAACCAGGCGCAGCAGCTCGTCGACCGCCGGCGTATGAAGGCGAGCGCGGCGCTCGCCGTCGAGCCGTTCGAACCGGTCTTCGAGCGCCGTCACCCGATCCTCAAGCGAGAGGGAACCGGTCACCGGCCACCTCCACCCGCGCGGGGCAGCGGCAGGTGACAGGACCGGCATTCGGCCGTGCCGCGTCCGAGCGACCATATCTGCCCGCCGCAGGTGGGGCAGCCGATGCCGGGCCGGTAGACGGGCAGCCCGCTGGCTCGAGACGGTGCGTTTGCCGCGGGCGCGTTCATTGCACGACCTTCACCAGCGAGCGCGGGATCTTGGTCGCGGACCGCGCCGCGCTGGCGGCCACGAGGATCTGCTCGGCGAGCTGGTCCGCCTCGTCGGGGGTGAGCTCCGCAAGGTGGAGGATGCCGTTCCCGGATTCGGGGTGGATGGTCCCCACGAGGAGGCCCGTGCCCCCACCCTCACGCGGGACGGGCGCGACGAACATGCCCGTCCGCTCCGGAATGACCTCGTCGTCGTAGCGCGTGACCGGCGCCTGAAGGACGGTGCCGCTGAAATATTCCTCGGCCATCAGGCGGCCTCCTTCTTCTCGGGAGCCGGGCCGGCGCGTGCCGGATCGGGATCGATGAAGAATTCGTCGTCCGCCTGCAGGTCGAAGCCGAGGACGCGGAGCTGCTCGCCCCGTGCCGTCTCTTCCGGGTCGCTGGCCTGCAGCCCCTTCAATAGGGCGGACTTGTCGAGCGACGTCTTCACGGTGAGAAAGGTGCGGAGGCCGGCGGCTTTCAGCTTTTCGACGGCGTCGGCGACCTTCAGCCCGCGGTGGACGACCCGCGCCGGGGTCTTGCGGTTGCCGATCTGGCAGCCGGCGAGGACTACCGACCTCTTGCCGCCCGCCTCGGCCTTGCCCTGGACCGCCCACCAGGGCTGCAGCCGGTCGGTGATCTCCTTCAGCCGGTCGCGCTCCGGACCGAGCTGGGCATCGATGTCGGCGTCGATCTTCGCATGCGCATCGCGGCGCCCGGCCTCCAGCCGCGCAGCAACGGCGGTCCGCGACTTGAACTCCTCGAGGAGCGCTATCGCCTCCTCGCGCGAGCTGGCGGCGCTGACCGCCTTCGTCTTCTTTCTGGTCATGTTCACAGGTCCTTCCTTCGGGTTGAAACAGGGGTTCAGAGGCCAAGCGCGGCGAGGTCGCGCGCCATCCAGGCGATGAGGGCGAAGCCGAGAACGAGGCCCGCGCCGACGGCGAGATCGCCGAGAAGGCGCCAGCGCCGGCGCTGCCGCGGCGTGAGGGGCAAGAGACCGAGACGGGAGCGGAGGAGCGGCCCTCGCCGGGCCGTGCCGACCGGGACCGGCCGGACGAAGCGCGGCGAGCGGCGAAAGAGGGGGAGGAGGTCGTTCACAGCTCGCCCTCCTCGGTCGCCGGGCGGTCGGTATTGTGCGGGCAGGACGGGCAGGCGCGGTCGTAGGCGTGGTGGAAGCTGTTGCGCGGCGCGGTCTTGCGGCGGCGATTGCGCATGCAGGCCCTCAGGCCGATTTCGTCGTTCCAGACCGGGCAGATGATGCGGTCGTCGGCGAAGGTCGCCAGTACCTTCCGCTCTATTTCGGCGAGGCTCGCCCCGTAGTTGTTGTAGACGGCGCGGTTCACGTAGCCGGCGCTGATGCCGAGGCGTCGGCCGGCCTCGTTCTGCGAGCTGCGCTCGACGGCGGCGGCGAGGATCCGGACCCAGCGAGGCGGATCCCCCTGCCAGGCACTGTCGAACCGGTCTCGGTCAAGTCCGGGCATGATGCTTTCCCTTCACGGCGGGAGGATTCGGAGAGATGTCGATGCGCTGACCGGTGTTCGGGTCGTCGAGGAACTTCGCGTTCGAGCCCTGGACCTTGTGCGTCACGGGCGTTTTCGGACCCGAGCGCACGACCAGGCGGTAGACCGTCCACGTCGCCGCGCTCGAAACGCCGCGACGGATGATCCTGACGTAGCCGGCGCGCAGCAGGTCGTTGACGAAGGTCTCGAAACTGCGCCGCGAGACGGTTGCAGCCATGACGATGTCGGGCAGCGAGAAGGTGCGCTGGACGCGGATCGCGCGCCATATTCGGTCGCGCTGCGTGGAGCCCGCGCGCAGGGCGCGGTGACCCTGTGCGGTACCGCGCAGGTCCTTGGGGCTGCCGGGCTTCAAGATATACCTCTTCGGGCGCGCGGAGACGGCTTCGACGGCGCCTGCCCGTTCGAGCAGGTATAGGCGCAGCGAGATGCCCTTTGGCGGCGCGCCAAGACGTACGTGCAAATCCGCCACGGAGAGCGGCTGGTCGGCCCGCCGAAGCTCGTCGAGAAGCGGGCGCTGGATGTTGCCTTGCCCGCTGCGGGTGACGGGCCTGCGGATGCGGTAGCCGGGCATGTCATGCCGTCCGCCGGCGCGGCGCTTCGCCGATCAGGAGGCGGCGGTCGCCCCACAGCTTGCAGTCGACGGTCATTTCGCCGGCCTCGATGCCGAAGCGCTGCGCGGCCTCGAGATTGACCCGGATCCTCCGCGTCACGCCCCGCGTCTCGCGCCGGATATGCTCGACCAGGTCGTCGGCGACCTTGATCTTCTGGCAGTAGAGGTCGCGAAGCCGCCGGGCGTCCTCCGGACTGGCGGGCTGAGCGGGTGTGAACATGAGGATGCGGTTGTGAAACCGCTCCCACTGTTTGAGCTTGTGAGGCAGCGCCTCCTCGCCGATCAGCAGGATCGCGATTTCGGGCAGCTCCGACAGCGCGTCGTGAATGTCGCGCACGACTTCGACCGACTGCCGCTTCACCAGAAAATCAAATTCGTCGATGATGATCGGGCGGGGATAGGTGGTCATCTGTTCGACGATCGCTTCCAGCATCGCCGGGGCCGTACGCGGCGGCTTCGCGAGGCCGATCTCGACCGATAGCTCGCTGAGGAAGGTCTTTACCGTCCAGACCGAGCAGGCCTTCAGGTAGACAGCGTCGAGCTGCGCGGCGACGAAGGCGGAGGCGACGGTCTTGCCGTAGCCGGACTCGCCGTAGAAACAGCCCATGCGCGGGGAGTTCGAGCCCGCCTGCTGCAGGTCGAGAACGGTACTCAGCGCGAGGCTCATATTGGTGAGCTGGGCGACCCCCTGCCCTCCATTCGCCTCGACGCCCGGAATCGGTGTGGTCATAGCTTGGCTTCCTTTCTGTCGGTGGAGGCGGCCGACGGGCCGAAGTGGGCCGTCAGCATTTTCTCGGCGCGGTATTCGCCGCCGGTGGCGTAGAGCCGGGCGCGCGCCAGCTCCGCCTGGTCGACCGTTTCGCCCCGCGCCGCGGCAGCGATGATCCGATCGGCGTCGCGCACTTTCTGTGCGGGCGTCAGCGGCCGCGGCGTTTCGGGTGCGGGCCGGCGAGCCGCGAGCAGCTCCTCGGCCTCGGGCGGCGCGGGCGGAAGTTCCTCGGCATCCGGCGGCGCGAAGGCGGGGTCGTAGGCGCGCGTCCTGGTCGGAAGGGTGCGGACGTTCTCCGCGCGCTCGATCTCCCGCCGCCGCAACTCGCTGACCGCGTCGTCGATCGAAAAGGTGCGGCCGATCTCTCGGATGCGGGCGGCTTCCCGGTTGCGATGGTCGGCGACGTGCCGGCGCGCGGCCTCGGCAAAGTCCTGTTCGCTGACACCCGCGCGCTCATGGTCGAGCGCGCGGCAGACGAAGCGGTCGTCCTCGTCGAAGATCAGCAGTTCACCCAGGTCGCGCTCGTCGCGGCGCACGGTGACGTCGCGGCCGAGGAAGGCGGCCAGCTCGGAATGCCAGTAGCGGCCGCCCCGATACTCGACGCCGCGCTTTCCGACCGTGCGCGTTCCGACGAGGTCGGTGAGCGCGATCTGCAGCAGGGCGGCGTCGGGCGCGCGCCGCGGCAGGGACCGGCTGGTCCCCGCCTTCGCCAGCGGCGTCATCCGCAGAACCGAGTGGCGGCTGTGATGATAGGTGCCGTCGACCCAGGCGCTGAGCGTCTGCTGAAGCTCCTGGGGCGTCAGGCTGGCTTCGATCACCGCCCGGCCGGTCTCCTTCTTCGCGCGGCTGCGCAGGCGCTGAGCGTCGGCGACGGAGTGCCCCGTAAAGCCCGGCAGGATCGAGGCGCGCGAGCGCATGAAGGTGCCGAACAGCCGCTCGACGAACGGCTTCTTCTCGGGACTGCCGGGCGGGCAGATGATCTGCTCGATGTCGAGAAGCTTGAGCGCCGAGCGAACGGCCTTGTTGACGTAGCCCGAGCCGTTGTCGGTCGCGACCGCGTCGGGAAGGACTCCCCACGCCTCGATGGTGTCGATCAGCAGCTGGCGGACCGACAGGCCGGACTCGCTGTCGGCGACGATGAACCGCGCCATCCGTGAGTAGCGGTCGATCAGACCGAGGATCGCAACGCGCCCCTCGGTCGTCATCACGTCGGCCTTGGTGGTGTCGAGTTCCCACACCTGGTGGGCGGAATCGACGCCGCCGTCGGCGCGGCCGAGGGCGAGGCGATATTTCGACTTGTAGAGATCGGGGTCGCGGCTGGACGCGTAGATCGCCGCCTTCTTGTCCTCCAGCCGGCGGATGAAGCGGCGCAGCTGCTGGATCGAGGGCGGATGCTCGAACTGGACCTGCAGAAGGTCGAGGATCCTCGGCGCAGACCAGCCATGTTTGAACAGGATCAGCTCGACGAAGTCGGCGACGTCGGGATTGCGCCCGAAATAGCCGGTGCCCTTCGGCCGACCGCGTTTCCGGCGGGGCTGACCGACTGTCATGCCACCTCCGTACGGCTCGACGGCGCGTAGGAGCGGAAGCGGCGGCGCGGCCGGTAATTTTCGGGCGGTTGCGGCTGTTTGCGCGTTCCGTCCGAATTGTACCGCTCCGGCCACAGCGTGGCTGCCGGCGTTTCCAGGAATTGGGAAATCTTTAGCTCCGCCTCCGCATAAGGCTTGCGAAGGGCTGCCGAGACGGCGCCGGCGGGGAGACCCAGTCGGTGCGAAAGATCACCAAGTGTGATGCGCCGCTGGCGAATTGCCGCTACGATCAGCTCTGGATCACTTTGTCCGGTCGGAAAGGAGAAGGCATTTTCCATGATTAGGGAAACTGTATTCTCTAAATCGGGAACTTCCGCAAGCGATTTTCCCGAAATCAGGAAAGACGCCCTGCGCGAATTCGGCGCGCGGCTGGACCGGACGATGACGCTGGCCGGCGGAAAAAAGGCCGTGGCCGAGCGCACTGGAACAAGCCTAAGTGCTTTGTATCGTTACGCGAATGGCGAAGCGTCGCCGTCGGTCGTGCTGACGGCCGAGATCGCGGAAATGGGCGAAGTCGACCTTCACTGGCTGTTAACGGGTGCCGGTACGATGGAGGGAGACAGCGATCCCGAATCGGGGAAGTTTTTCCCAGTTCCGCGAATCGAACTAGAGGCCGCCGCCGGTGACGGGCGCGTCGTCGACCGTCCCGAGGTGATGGAAGAGCTCGCCTTTCGGGCGGACTGGCTGAGGTCGAAGTTCGGCGACCCGTCGAAGCTGGAAGTGCTGACGGTGCGCGGCGACAGTCAGGAGCCGCTGCTGCACGACGGCCAGATCATCATGATCCACCGCGGCCTGACGGCGATCGACGAAGGGCTGTTCGTGGTCAGCATCGACGACATGCTGCTGATAAAGCGGCTGCAGCTCACCCGGCCCGGCCAGCTGCAGCTGAAGAGCGCCAACGAAAGCTACGACCCGATCGTCATCGACCTGAAGGCCGACGCCGACGCGTTCCGGATCATCGGAAAAGTGGTGTGGACCGCCCGCACGCTGATTTAGCGCCGCTGAGGACGTTTCGGCGGCTTGAGGGGCCGGACTGCCGGAAAAGCCGCCCGCGTGTCCGTAACGGCCATTACCTTCGCGGGAATCGCGCCTCGTGATGCTTCTTGCCGCAGCCCTGGCCTTCACCACCTGCACGGCGCCGATCGCGGCAAAGGATGGCGACGACCTTCTCTGCGGCGACCTCGACCTCAGAATCGAGGGCGTGAACGCGCGCGAGCTGGCCGGTCATTGCCGCGGCCGCGCGCCCTGTCCGGCGATGAGCGGCGAGGAGGCCCGGCAGGTCCTCTACCGGCTGACGAGGGGCGGCTTCCGCTACCGCATCTCCTACCGCGACAGATATGACCGACCGGTCGTTCAGGTGCGGCTGGCGGACGGGCGCGATCTCGCCTGCGCCTTGATCGCGGAAGGCGCCGCGCTACGCTGGGATCGCTACTGGCCGGAGGGGAAACGGTGTGAGTGAGAACAAGACGTTCGGGCAACGATTGAAGGACGCCTATTTCGAGCCGGCGGACCGGGCCGGCATCAAGCCGAAGCCGGCTCCGGCCGATGAGGAGGGGGAGACTGTGCTTCCTCCGGCCGCGCCCGCCTTTCCCGTCGAACCGGACAAGCCGGGGGGGAATGCAAAGTTCATCGGCGGGGCGCTGATCGTCCTCGGGCTTGCCCTCGTCCTGTGGGCATTCTTTTCCCCGATCGGGGTACCGACCTCGGGGCGGTTCGGGATCGAGGAAACGGTGGTCAATCTGCAGCTGCTGAGCCGGACCTGGGCGCTGCGCCTGACCGGGCTGGCGCTCTTCCTGGCCGGGGTCCGGATCTGGATCTACGGCGCGGAGGCGGGGACTAGGGATCCATTAAAGGCTATCAATTCGGAACAGTGACAGCAGTTCGTTGATATATTAGTCAGAGACCGCGCGGAAAATGAGGTAGCGAGCGCGCTCATCAAAGGCTATGCCACAAGCAATAGAGGAAGGCCTGAAATGACCACGGCACTGTCACCACTGGGTAGCAAACTGGCCGACCTGATCGACGGGGGTGCTGTGACACCTCATTCTGGTAACGGCATGGAATTCCCCACCGCTCGTCGGGTATTGCCGGTTTACAATTCGAACCATACGTCTACCGACATCAAGAAATATCTTGTAGAGGTAGACGATGCCAAACTGGCACAACGTACTCGAGGAAATTGAGTATACTCGAACTGATCTAGTAAGCCGAGCGCAGGGCGCACTCGATCAGGTACGCCGGAAACATCTAAGCAACTTGGCCGAGCTAACCAGCCGGAACACGATAGCTTACTACTCTTCGTTTTTGTCTAAGCCTAATGTCGATGGAATCGATATTACGGAAGACGATAAAAACGCTTTCATGACTTGTATTCATGAAATGGACCGGTCTAGGGGTCTAGACTTGATCCTTCATACGCCGGGCGGATCAATCGCTGCGGCTGAATCGCTCGTTCAGTATCTTCGCGACATGTTCGGGAACAATGTACGAGCGATCGTTCCTCAAATATCGATGTCAGCAGGAACCATGATTGCGCTTTCATGCAAGAGCGTACTCATGGGCAAGCAATCTTCCCTAGGCCCCATCGACCCACACCTCGGCGGCATTCCAGCTGACGTGGTTGTAACGGAGTTTAAGCGAGCGCTGAAGGAGATTACAGATGACCCACGGCGCGCCCCCGTCTGGTCACCTATTTTAGGCCGATACACCCCTTCGTTTCTGACACAGTGTGAATATGCCGTGGAGTGGTCTAAGACGTTCGTTAAAGAGGCTCTCGAAATTAACATGCTTTCCAGTTTTGAGGATAAGTCGAGCCGGGCTTCATCTATAGTCGACAATCTGTCGAGCGCAGACCACCATAAAGGGCATGATCGTCACATTCACATAGACAGACTACGTGACTTAGGCGTTACTGTTGAAGCACTCGAGGACAACCAGAAATTACAAGACTATGTTCTAACAGTGCATCACTGTTTTGTTCATACCATGACAAATACCCCATGTATTAAGATCATCGAGAACCAAGACGGTCGAGCATTCGTGAGAAATTTGAGCCAATCTGACGTAGTCTGACTGAGGCGCACCTTCTTCTTCAGGTCTGCGAAGGGCCGAGTGGTATGAAGGTGATAATTTCAAATGTTTGCTTCCCCGTCCCCTAGCGGACGGGGAGTGGCCGCTCCTAGCGCCCCTATGACCGGGGCATGGACAACACCCGCCCCATCGAGATTTTCCGGCTCGGCGAGCACAGGGACCGGAGCGGCAAGGCCGTCAGCTTCAGCCAGGCGGACGCCGAAACCCTGATCGCCAATTACGATCCGGCGACGGATCCCGCGCCGCTGGTCATCGGCCATCCGAAGCTGACCGACCGGGCGCTCGGCTGGGTCGACAAGCTGCGGCTGGACGGCGACGTGCTGGTCGCGGACGTCCGCGACATTCCCGCCGAGTTCGCAGAAAGCGACGAGGCAAGGGGCTTTCGCCGCGTCTCCTCCAGTTTCTACCTGCCCGGCGAGGCGGCCAGCCCGAACCCCGCCGGCTATTATCTCCGCCATGTCGGCCTGCTGGGCGCCCACGCCCCCAGCGTGAAGGGCCTTGCCGCCGTCGAGTTCGCCGACGCGGGCGCGAACCTCACCGAAATCGAAACCGAATTCTCCACTCCCTCCCTGGGGGGCGGGGCCGCCACGCGTGCCGGCGGCTCCGCAGCCAGTCCCGACAAAGGAGCCAGCATGCCCGACCCCGCCACCAACACCGCCACCAACACCGCCGACTTTGCCGAGCGCGAACGCGCGCTGAGTGCCCGCGAGCAGGAGCTGAAGGAACGCGAACAGGCGCTCGACAAGCGCGACGCCGACGCCGTTCACCGCGGTCATGTCGACTTCGCCGAACAGCTGGTGAAGGACGCCAAGCTACTGAAGCCCGGCGCGCCGCTGGTCGTCGGCGTACTCGACGCGCTTCACACCGCTGCCCAGGTCGACGGCGACGGCGCCACGGTCGAGTTCGCCGAAACCGAAGGTGGGGCGGCGATCACCCTCGATCCCGCCGCGGCCTTCCGGAAGCTGTTCGAAGGCGCGCAGCCCTTCGTCGAGTTCGGCGAGGTTGCCGGTGCCGACAAGACGCCCCCGAAAGTCGCGGTCTCTATGCCTGCGCCCGCCGGACACGACATCGACCAGGACGGCGCGGCGCTGCACGCCAAGGCGCTCGACCTGCAGAAGGCCGATCCGAAGCTGAGCTACGCCGACGCGGCCATCCGCGCCGAGGGCGAGCTTGCCGGCACCCGACCCGCGAGCGCCTGACCCACGCCATTTCCCCATTCATTCTCAGGGAGCCAGACCCGTGCAGAAGAAGCCCATCCTCACCCTTAGCGTCGCCGCCGCCGAAGCGCTGACGAAGAACCGGTTCGTCAGCCATGACGGATCGCAGACCGGCGCCGGCGAAAAGGCCTTCGGCGTCGCGCCCTACGACGTCGCCGCGGGCGAAGCCGCGCCGCTCGACGTGATCGGCACCACGCTCCTCGAACTGGGCGGCACGGTCACCGTGGGTATGGGCCTGAAGGCCGATGCCAGCGGCCGGGCGGTTGATCATGGCGGCGCCGGATCGCTGAACGCCCGTGCGCTGCAGGCCGGCGCGATCGGCGACGTCGTCGAGGCGATCCTCATTCCCTAGCGGCCACGCGCTGCCCTGAACCCCCGTTTCAATTCCGTTGGAAGGTAACTGAACATGGACATGTCCCCCGGCCAGGCCCGCGTCGTCGACCCGGTCCTTACGAACCACGCGACGGGCTACCGCCAGCCGGGTCTCGTCGCCGACAAGCTGTTCCCCTACGTCACCGTGCCGAGCCGCGCAGCGAAGCGCATCATCTTCGGCAAGCAGGCGATGCGGATCTACGATTCCGTCCGCGCGCCGGGCGCCGAGTATAAGCGCGTCCAGTTCGGCTATGAGGCGGAGACCGTCTCGCTGATCCAGCGCGGCCTGGAAGCCTCGGTGCCCATCGAGCATGTCGAAGAGTCCGAGGCCGGGCCGAAAATCGACCTGAAGCTGCGCGCGGTCGGCGTCGTTTCCCACTCGATCGAGCTGGAACGCGAAGTCGAGACGGCGACGCTTGCCAGGACGGCGGCCAACTACGCGGCGGACAACAAGCTGGCCTACACGGACGCCACCAGCTGGTGGAACGCGGCGTCGAAGCCGCAGGCCGACGTCGAGGCGGCCGCCGAAGTGATCCGGTCTAAGACGGGCCTTCGACCCAACAAGCTGATCCTGTCCGCCTCTGCCCGCTCGGCCGCGCGCGTCCATCCCGACGTCGTCGCCTACCGGAAGTCCGTCGGTCAGCCGCAAGTCGATGACGATCTGCTGCGCCGCTATTTCGACGTCGAGGAGTTGGTCGTGGCCAACGCGGTCGTCGCAGGCGCGAACGACGCCTTCAGCGACGTGTGGGGAACCGACGCGGTCCTCGCCTTCGTCGACGACAGCGAGGGGCGGCAGATGGAGCTGCCCTCCTACGGCTACACCTACCGCCTGCGCGGCCATCCGTTCGTCACGCCCATGACCTGGGACGGAAAGACGGACAGCTGGGTGGGCAAGTATAAGAGCGAACAGCGTCCCTACGTCGTCGGCAACGACAGCGGCTTCCTCATGCAGAATGCCGGCCTGAAGGCCTGACGCGACACCCGAAACAACCCCGAGAGCGAGGGTCCGGCGGGATGCGTCTGAATGAGCGCCCGCCGGATGCCGCCCTCCCCCACGAAAGAAAGGGCCGCATCATGACCCGTACCTACGAAGTGCTGACGCCGATCGCCCTCGAGACCGGCGAGCCCACCACCCCCGTCGGCACAATTTTGCCGCTCGATCCGACCGTAGCTGCACCGCTCCTCGCCGTCGCCGCGCTGCGGCCGGTAAACGTACGCCCGGTCACGTCCGACGAGGGTTCGGGCGACCGTGCCCAGAGCGATGGCGAGAAGCCGCTCGGCAAACAGACGAAAGAAGAGCTGCGCGCCACCGCCGAAGCGGCGGGCATCGACCTCGCGGGCATCGAAAAGAACAGGGACCTCGTCCACCGGATCGAGGCTGTGCAGACCGCGCGCCGCTATTTCGGCGATGACAATCTGGAAGGGCTGGCCGACCCGTTCCTGGTCGAAGCGCTGACCGGCCTTCAGGTCGAGATCCCGGACAACGCCGACAAGGCGAAGCTCGTCGAACTTGTGAAGGCGAAGCTGTCCGCCGACTGAGCCGGACCCTGCCGGAAACGCGCCCATGACCCCCACCATCAAGGATGTCGCGGAAACGCTGGACGTCGCGTTCGACTTCAAGGTCGACCTCGCCGGCGGATCGATCGCCGAGATCCTGTCGGTCTCCTCCGAGTTGCAGCCGGGAACGGCCGAAGGCGCGGCGCTCAGCGTCGAGGCGTCTTCGATCGCCGGGACCTCGGTTAGGATCCGCCTGTCGGGCGGCGCGGATGGCGGGCGCTACCGCGTGGCGGTCACAATCCGCGATCAGGCGGACCAGAAGCTGCAGCTAGCGCGCGAGTTCGCCGGCCTGTCGCTAGCCTGGTCCGCACCGTCCGGTGCGGCCCGCTACCTCTCGCTGCAGCGCTTCATCGAGCGCTCTGGCGTCGAGCGGGCCGTCCAGCTTACCGACGAGCTCGGCCGCGGAACTCCCGACCCGGAAACCCTCGGCCGCGCGATCGCCGACGCCGAGGCGGAAGTCGATGCCAACCTGGCCGGGCGCTACGAGACGCCGCTCGCCTCGGTTCCAGAGATCGTCGAGACGATCACCTATGACCTCGCCCTGGCGCGGCTTTACCAGCGCGGCGAGCCGCCCGAGGCGGTCAGGCTGCGGGCGAAAGATGCGCGCGAGATGCTGCGCCGGCTCTCGAGCGGCGCGATGCAGCTTCCAAACGCGGCCGCGCAGACGCCCGCGCAGTCCAGCTCCCCCATCCTGATCTCTTCCGGCGGCCGCCAGTATCCGCCGGGCAGCCTCGACCGGTTTTCGCGTGGCTGAGGCAGCTTCGATCGACCTCGACCTGAAGGACGTCGTCGGCGACCTCGCCCGGCTCGCTACGCGGCTCGAGGATCCGTCGCCCGTAATGGCCGAGATCGCCCAGCATCTGGAACTGACCACCCAGCGCCGCTTCGAAAAGGAGAGGGCGCCGGACGGGTCGACGTGGATCCCGTCGCGCCGGGCGCAGGTCGAAGGCGGCCGGACGCTGACGAAGACAGGCGCGCTCCTTCGCGCGATCCGCTCGGAGTCGGGCCGCGACTTTGCCGCCGTCGGCGTGGGTCGGTCTGGCGGCCCCGGCGTCTACGCCGCGGTTCACCAGTTCGGCGCCACGATCAAGGCGAAGACGGCGAAGGGCCTGCGCTTCTCGGTGCCGACTGCGGGAGGAAAACGAGAGTCGATCGTCGTGCAGTCGGTCACCGTTCCCGCGAGGCCGTTCCTGGGCCTCTCGACCGGCGACCGCAGCGCCGTGCGCGGTATCCTCCAAGACTATCTGGAGGCCGCGCTGTGAACGCCCAGCCGATCGTCGAACGCCTCCGGGCGGCGGGGATGCCCAGGGTCGGCAAAGTCGGCGCCTTCGTCCTGATTTCCGAGCAGCCGCTGAACTACCTGCCGGCATGCTTCGTCGTGCCGGAGCGACAGCAGCCGGACGCGCCGCGCGCGATCACCGGCCGCTACGACCAGCTGATCCGGGCGGACTTCCTGATCTACCTGATCGTCGGCGGCGAGCGGCTGGAATCCGACGCGATCGACCGCGACTATGACCGCTATTCCGCCCTCGCCGTCGACTGCCTGGCCGGCTGGGTACATCCCGACGCCGAAGGACGCCCCACCGAGTTCACCAGCGCAGAGCTCCTGTCCCTCAGGGGACGGGAGCTGGGCTGGGGCATCGGATTTAGGACCTACCGCAGGCTCACCAAGCCCGTCGTTTCCGGCGACTGACCCGCCATTTTCGCAAGAGGACAAGCGCTATGCCGAAAGCCGTCGAGGACCCCAAGCCCGCAAAGGTGGAGGCCCCAGTCTCGGAGCGCTCCCCGAACGAGGTCGAGCCGTCGCCGCGCCCGTCCTGGTTCGATGGCCGCAAGCACATCCGGCAGACCGACGGACAGATCTTCGAACAGGAGACGGGCCTCTACCTCGACGAAGACGGGGCACCGCGGTCCCCGGCGGCGAAGAACCACCGCGAGCTGCACGCGGAGCAACTGGACCGGTTCGACAAGGCGGAGGCGGCAGCGCTCGCCGACGCCGAAACGGCCGGCCGCAAGGCGAAAGGCTGACCTATTATGCGCGACCTGAGTTACATGCTGGCCATTCCGGAGGTCACCTACGGCACCGCCCCGGTGATGGCCGCCGCCAGCGACACGATGGAGATCTTCGACTACCGGCCGGAGCCCGCCATCTACGACGAACAGCCGCGCCGGGCAGCCCGCATCTTCCCAGGCGCCCGCGCCGCGGTGATGACGCGCGGCCGGCAGCGTCATGTCTTCAAATATGACCTGCGCGGATCCGGAACGGCGACGGTTCCGCCGCGCTGGACGCGGTTCCTGCGCGCCTCGATGTTCGGCGAAGCCGTCCCTGCGGCCGACAAGGTCGATTATCCGCTGCTCAGCAGCGAGGATGGCGGAAGCCTTGCCCTGATCGGCCAGAAGGACAAGCTTCGCATGACCCCCGCGGGCGTGCGCGGAAACAACCGCTTCGTCTTCGAAGAAGGGCAGACCCCCTATGGCGAAGCCGACTTTCTGGGCCTCCTCCCTGCGCTTCCAACGTCGCAGGCCCCCGGCGCGCCGGTCTATCCGTCAGAGCCCGCCTCGGAGCCGGTATCGACCGAGAACACCTCCTTCGCGATCAACGGCTTCGCGCTGCTGCTGCGCTCCTTCACCCTCGATCTCGGCATGAAGACGAGCTTTCGCAGCCTGGTCGGCGGCAAGCGGGTCATCTTCGACAGCAACCAGTCCGGCGACCGGCGTGAGCTTGGCGGCCGCATCGTCGCCGAGTTGCCCGATCCGGCGGTGAAGTCCTTTTTCCAGCAGATCGATCAGCAGACGCCCGTATCGCTGAGCTTCCTTCACGGCAGCGAAGAGGGCCGCCGCATCGGCATTGCCAGCGGCCAGATGCACCTGAAGCCGATCTCGCTGTCGGACGAGCAGGGGCAGCTGATGATGACGGCCGACTACAAGCTCGTGCCGATCGCGACCAACATCGACGTCGTTCTGACGACGAGCTGAGCCGCCATGTTCGTCCTGAAACGCGAAGCGGCCGTCTGGTGGCCGGTTGTCTGGCACGGCGCCTCCTCGGAGGAACCCGGTGCGATCGTCGAGAACCGGCTGGACGTGAAGTTCCGGCGCCGAGAGCGAAGCGACCTGAAGAGGATCTTCGGCGGGGCCTATGAAGCTGCCAGTTCCTCGAAGGGCCTCGATCTGCAATTCGGCGACCCGGCAACGGACAGGCTGATCTTTGACGAGCTGGTTTCGAGCTGGCGCGGCCTCCTCGACGAGGACGGCCGCAACGAGTTGCCCTGCGCCGACCCCTATATCGGTCAAATGATCGAGTTGCCCGGCTTCATGGCGGCGCTGTCGCTCGCCTACATGAAGTTCGCCGGCGGCATCGAGGAGACCAGGCGGGGAAACTTGAAAGGGTCGCCCGCTGGTGGGCCGGCGACCGAACCGACCGAAGCGGCGGAGACGACCCGGCAGACTGGGACGACCGCGCCCGAGCGCTCGCCGAATGGGACCTGAGTTCCGCCGAGATCGAAGCGCAGCTCGGTCCCCGTCCCTCCAGCGGCGACAGCAGCCTGGAGCTTCAGGCCGACGAGGAGGGGCAGGTGGCGCTGCTGTTTCTGGCGATGGACACGCAGTGGCGCTGGACCGGCGACGGCTGCCGCACGGGCCTCGACTACACTGCGCTGCAGGCAGTGGCAGAGCTGAACGGCCTCAACCTGTCGGGCGGTCCGCAGTTCATGGCCGAACTGCGCGCGATGGAGCGCGCCGCCATCAAGGTCTTTCAGGAGCGGCGGCTGCAAGCGCTGCGCGACGCCGCACGGCGGTGACTGGGCGGGCGCCATGACCGATCTCGATCTCAGGCTGCGGCTCCGCGCCGACGGCTTCGGCCTGGTCGGGCAGGAAGTGCGCCAGGCAGCCGAGGCCGTCGAGAGCCTGGGCGAAGCCGGCCAGCGCGGCAGTCAGGGCATGACGGCAGCCGACCGGGAAGCACGGCAGGCCGGCCGCAGCGCACAGGAGCTCGGCCGGTCGACCGAAGCAGCCACGCGCAGTCAGCGAGATTTGTCCGAAGCTGCACGCGCCACCGCCGGGGCAGTCGGGGCACTCGATGCCAGCATCGACCAGTCGTCTCTGTCGATGGGCGAACAGGCGCGCCTCGCAAAGTCACTCGAGCAGGCTTTTCGCGGTGTGATGGTTCCGCAGAACCGGGTGACCCAAAGCGCCGGTCAGCAGCGCGCGATGATGCAGAACCTGTCCTTCCAAATCCAGGACGTGTCGCAACAGTTCGCTCTTGGCGTCAGCCCGATGACGATCTTTGCGCAGCAGGGTGGACAGGTGGCCTATGCCATGCAGGGCCTGGGCGGCGGGCTGGGGCGCGTGGCAGCCTTTCTCTCCGGTCCGTTCGGGGCGGCGATGCTCGGCGGGGTCACGGTCGTCGCGGCGCTTACCACGGCCTTCCTGCAAAGCCGCGCCGCTGCCGATGATCACACCGATGCCACGAAGGAAGTCATCCGCGTCACCACGATCGCGGAGGAGGTCGAGCGGGCCTACAAGGCGGCGCTCGGCGAGAGCGTGCTCACCTCCGAAGAGGCAGCGGCTGCCGCCTTGGATCTCGCCTATTCGCGCCGGGAAGAATCGCTGCAGACGCTCGCGGCTGCGCAGGCTGCGTTGGAGAAGGCCAGGGCCGACGCCGAACTTGCGCGGATCGCCCGTGCCGTAGCCGGCGGGAATGGCGCCGGCGGAAGCGTTGCAGCGGCAACGGTTTCCGCCGCCCAGGGCTCGCGGATCGCGGCTGCCGAGGAGCGGCTCGCCTTGGCTCGAAAGGCGGTCGACGAGGCTAACCTTGCCGTCATTAAGACCTCGACCCGGCTGGAAGCCATTCGGGAAGATCAGGCGGCGCGCGAGGAGAAGCGCACCCAGCGCGAGGCGGAACTCGCCGAGCGGCTGGCTGACCGTCGCGAGAAGGCCGCCGAAAAGGCTGCGGAGGCAGACATCCGGGCGGCCGAACGGGCCGAGGGCGCCACCGCGCGCTGGATCGAGCAAATCGAGAAGATCGCCGACACGGATCTGGCGCGCCAGCAGCAGGACCTGGACCGCCTCGCCGCCGCCTATGACCCTATTACCGTTGCCGCTGCGAAGTACCGCGAGGAACTGGAGAAGATCGCGCGCTTCGAACGCCTGGGCAGCATCAGCGCCGAACAAGCCGACCGCTACCGCGCCGGTGCCGGTGCCGCGCAGGCCGACGCGATCGACCGCTATCTGCGCGACCAGGCGCCAGAGATATTCGAAGAGAATGGAGCGCGCGCCGGCGCGGCATTCGCGCGCGAGGCGCTGGTGCGCGCCGAAGCGATCGGACAGCTGATCGGCGGCAAGGCCGGCGACATGATCGCGGTCGCGGTTGGGCTCATCTCGGGCTCTCAGTCGGGCGACTTTACCGCCCTGGGCGGCAGGTCCGGCGGTGCCGCGACGCTTCTTGCGGAAATCTTCGGCAAGAATGGAGAATTCCGCGACGGCCTCGAGGAAGTGCTCGGCGGCATTCTTCCCGACGGCGGCGAGCTCACCGGCGGGATCGAGACGCTGCTGAACGGGTTGGGGATCGAAGGATCGCTCGGCTCGATCGGCGGGCGGGCAGCGGGCGGCGCGGCGATCGGAACGCTGGCCGGCGGTGCGCTCGACCTGCTGGGTGTCAACTCGTCCGGCACAGGGGCTTCGCTGGGCGGCGCTGCCGGGGCGCTCGTCGGCGGTTCAGTCGGCGCACTGCTGGGCTCGGTCGCTGGCGGCCTTCTGGGCGGCTTGTTCGGCGGAGGAAAGGACGTCGGAGAGGCAACGATCAACCAGATCGGCGCCCCGCTACGCATTGAATCGAACGACGACGAGCACCGCGCGGCCGCTGTGGCTGTTGCAAATGCGGTGACCGAGGGCATCCAGAATATTGCCCAGGCACTGGGCGGCGACGTGGGCAGCGGAGCGGTTTCCGTCAGCGTGCGAAACGGCAACTACCGGCTCGACAAGACCGGCCGGTCGCTCTCTTCCACGAAGAACGGCGCGATCGACTTTGGCCAAGATGCGGAGGGCATCAAGAACGCCGCGATCGCCGACCTGATATCCGACGGCGCCATCACCGGAATCAGTGCGGCCGTCCGCCGTGCGTTGAGTTCCTCGCCCGACCTGGAAGACGCGCTGGCGGAGGCGCTGCAGGTCAAGGCGATTGAAGGCGAGCTGAATGCGGCTTTCAATCCGTTCCTGGAAGCTACGGCCGACTTCGAGCGCCAGGCAGCCGAGCGCGTTCGGATCGCCCGTGAATATGGCTTCGATGTGGTCGAGATCGAGCGCAGGAACGCCGAGGACCGGGTGCGGCTGCACGAGCAGCTGCTCGACAGGCAAGTCGGGTCGCTGAGGACCTTTCTCGATGATCTGGAATTCGGCTCATTGGCCGAAGGTTCGGCGACGGACCAGCGCGCGAAGGTGAAGTCGGAGATCGAGACCCTGCGCGCCGATCTCGATCCGACCGACGCAGAGGCGAATGCGCGGCTCGCCTCGCTGCTGCGCCGGTTTCTTGACCTGTCCGCCGAAGCGGGCGGTACGGCGGGCAGCCTGGCCGAGGATCGCGCCTACGCCCGGGCCGCCGCAACAGACGTCGTCAGCGAAGCGGAACGCCAGCTTGCGGAGGCCGAAAAGCAGACGGCCCAGCTCGACGAGCTCAACGACCAGGTCGCCGAACTGAACACGATCGTCGCCGACCTGCGCCGTTCTTTCGAGGCCGGAGCGTTCGGGGGTTCCGGGCGCGGCGGCTACAACTTCAACGTGAGCGCGCCCTAATGAGCGCGGCGATCGCCCTCCTGACATTGCGGCCGCGCGACCCCTCGACGGGTGCGGTTACGCCGATCTGCATCGCAGCTGGCGGCGCGCGCGACCCTTATCCGCAAGGCGACCCTCCGACCTGGGCCGGCCTTGCCGAGGTGCCCGAGATCGGAGCCGAGCTGTCCTACGACAGCCAGCGGCTTGGCGGCGAGATGGCGCCGCGGCAATTCACCGCCGTCTGGACGCCGGGCGATGCGGCGAGGACGGCGCTGGCGCGCGACCTTTACTGGCCGGGAGCGGAGGCCGTTCTCGAACGGCGGGTAGAGGGCGTCTCCGGCGCGGCTACCCGCATTCTGACCGGACGCGTGACGGCGGAGAGCTGGCGGGACGGGCAGCTGTCCCTCACCATCGCCGACCGGGTTGCGGATCTGGCGGTCCCGCTCATCGGCACAAGCTTCTCAGGAACCGGCGATCTCGAAGGCGATGAGGGGGCCGAAGGACGGCTGAAGCGCCGTAGTTTCGGGACGGTCCATAATGTCGAGCTGTTGCCGCTGATCGCCGCGGAGAACCTGTACGAAGCCGGCGACCCTGCACGGCCGCTGCAGGCATTCGGAGAGATACGCGACCGCGGCTATCCGGCGGACGCGGCGAAGATTCAGGAGGTTTCGTGGCAGGGAAGCATGGCCGCGACGCTTGCCGCGCTCCGCGCCGTCGACCTGGGCGAGGGCACCACGCATCTCGGTGCTGCCGCGCCTTCAATCGCCTGCGTGAAATGGTGGACGCGGCCCTCCGGCCCGCTGACCGCCGACATCGAAGGCGAAACAGAAGGCGGCTTCGCAGAGACCGCGGCCGAGATTGCCGCCCAGCTGATTGCGGCGGGCGGCGGTCCGGCCCTCGCAGCCGGCACACTCGCGGCGGCAACAGCGGCACGGCCCGGTGCGGCAGGACTGCACGTCGGCAAGGCCGCCACCGTTGCCGAGATCCTGCAGCTGCTGCTGTCGGGTGTCTCGCTGTTCTGGCGTGTGACGCCAGACGGGGAAATCGAGCTTGGCGAATGGACCTTCGGCGCGCCGGAGGCTGCCTTTTCTTCCGAAGGCTATGAGCGGCTGCAGACCTTTGCCCCGGTCGCCGCGGTGGATCTCGGCTACCGGCAAAATTACCGCGTTCACAGCGGAGGGGAGATCGTCGACGCGGCGGCGCAGCGCTTCGTCGGTCCCTTCGACGAGACGCGCGAATATCGGCGCGGCGACATCGCGTCCGAGGAAGGCAGCCTCTACGAATATATTCATCCCGAGCCTGCCGCAGGGACGTCGCTCGACGATGCGGCGCGCTGGAAGGAAGTCCTGCTCGCCGAAACCGGCCTGCGGTTCCGCGGTGTGTGGTCATCGGCGAACATCGCCTATCTGACGAACGACTTCGTCACCCATGAGAACAAGAGCTGGCGGGCAAAGGCCGACCATGTCTCGGGGCCGTCCCTGGCGCCGCCGAACGGGACCTACTGGGAACTGGTTCTAGAAGGCGGGACAACGCCGATCACCTTCGATGCGAGCCCGCCGGTCATATCGCTTTCGCTGGACGAGCTGGGCCAGCCGATCGACCCGCTCCCGCGCTACTCGGTTCTGAAGGTGTTTCAGGGCGAGGAAGAGATAACCGGCGACGCGAGCCTCTCGGCCCTGGTCGACACGAACTGCGACGCGGCAATCTTCGGCACGACGTTCCGCCTCGACGACATCGACACCGGCGACACCGAGGGCTCGATGCAGGCGCTCCTCTACGCGCGCGGTCAGACCCGAGAGGTTCGCATCGACTGGGTCGGCGCCCGGCACGGCGAGAAGGGCGACGAGGGCACCTCGCCCTTTCGCATCACAGCGGACCCGCCGGTTATTCTGATCGAGGCGGACGAGAATGGCTATCCAGTCAGCGGTTCGCTTCCTGCCCTCACCACCCTGACCGCGAAGCGCGGCAGCGAGGATATCACAGCCTCCGCCTCCTACAGCGCGGTACAGGGTGCAGGCTGCGTCGCCGACGAAGCGGACGAGACGCTTTCCGTCATCTCGGTGAGTGCGGAGAGCGGATCGATCTCGATCCTGGTCAGTCATCAGGGCGAAAGCGACCGGTTCTTCGTGCCCTTCCGCGTCGTCAAGAAAGGCGAGGCGGGCGACGATGGCGGCGAGACGCGCTTCGCCTACAAGCGCTCGACATCGCCCGATCCGGCAAAGCCCGGCAGTACGACCAGCTGGCCGCCCTCGGGCTGGGTTTCGGATCCAGCACTGGCAAGCGGGCTCGGCCCCCTCTTCATCGTTGCCGGCGAGCGGGCGCAGGGCGGTTCCTTCTACGTGACAGTGAAGCCCGTTCTCCACGAGCCACTGCCCTACGACGCCGCGTTCGTCGCCGTGAACCTTGGCTTCGGTACGTCGTCGATCATCGAGTTCGCCCTCGCGGCCGGGGAATCGCGAACCGTTTATGCCCAGGCGAGTCTGCCGACACCGACCGGCTCGGGCGGGTTCAGCTGCGAGATCGAGTACGGCGAGATCAACGGTGCCTGGACCGCCGATGCCGGCGAAACCGAAACCTACAGCTCCGGCAGTCCGGCGGTCGCAACCCACACCCTGATCATCACCAATTCGTCCAGCGTGACGAAGAGCTTCCGCATCCGCGGCACGATCCTCCGGTCCAACACCGGCACCGGTCCCGTCAACCAAGCCGAAAGCCAGCTGCGCGTATGAGACGCTTCCTCCTGTTCGAAAGCCAGACCGGGGCCCCGATCGGCGGCCTTCATCCCGAACCGCCTGTGCCCGGCCAGGGCGAGGAGGTTGCGCGGGTGCCGCGCTCGGCTCTGGAACAGCCGCCGACGACCGCCTGGGACCCCGCGCGCCGCGGCTTCTATGACATTCCGGGCGAAGAGCCGGTCCGCGACGGACCAGCCGTGGCCGCTACGCTGCTCGACGCCGCGAAAGCCGCTTCCCGGCACCGTGTCCGGCGAAGCCGCCTGCGCGCGGAGGATGCAGGCTTCGACATGCCTTTCGGACGGGTCCAGTCGGACCCGGTCTCGCGCAGCCGAATCCGCACGGCTGTCATCGCTGCACTCGGTTATCTCGCCCGGCCCGCCGAAGCGCCCTTTTTCCGCGCCTGGACCCTTGCCGACAACAGCGCCGCCGCGCTCGATGCAGAGGGGGTCGTTGAGCTGGGCGCAGGGCTCGACCGGCACCTGATGGCTTGCCACGAGCGCGCGCAGCAGCTGCGCGCCGAGATCGACGCTGCCGAAACCGATCCCGAGTTGGCAGCCGTCTGCGTCGGGGAGGGCTGGCCATGAGCCTGAGTGCCGGTACCGCCAGCTATCTCCGCGCGCCTAACCTGGTCGCGAGCGCGTCCTCGGGACATGCCGACGCGTTCGGAGCCGAAGCGCAGCGCGTCGAGGTCGCGTCGCCGCTGGTCGCGCGGGCGGACGCGCAGGCGGAGGCGGGCCGGCAACTCGCGTTTCGCGCCGGTCCGATGGTGAAGGAACGCCACCGGGTCGCCGGCGAGCATGACGAGCTGGTCGGCCGTACCGTCTCGATCAACGGCGAGGATGCCTTCGTCCTGGGGGCGCGGCCGGAACGCGGTCGCACAACGACCCTCCTCACCGTGTTGCGGAGGCTCGGCTGATGGGTCTTATTCTTCTGGAGCCGATCGCCTTCGCGGACGTCGCCGCGGACAGCGGAACCGGCGACCAATTCTTCCAGTCGCGCGACCCCAAGGAATCCTGGACCGGGGCCGGCAGTTCCGACCCGGCCGAAATCTACATCGATCTCGGCGCCGCCCGTGCCTTCGACACGATCGCGTTCGTGAATACGGTCGCGACGGGAATGACAGTCGAGGTCGACGGCGGCGCCAGCTACCAGACAGAGCTCTTACCTGGCGATGCGCTGGCGGAGATCGGTAGCCCGCATCGGGGATGCTTCATCCGGCGATTTTCCGGCCTGCAGATCGAGCGCTATCTCCGGGTCACATTTACCCCCACGACCGCCGTCCCGGCCTGCGCGCGGATCGTCCTCAGCCGCGCCCTGACGACCGGCTGGGACCGCGAGTTCGGTTACGGTCGCAAACGCGGGAGCACGGGCTCGGCCGAACGGCTCGCCAGCGGCGGCTTCGCAGTCCAGCCAGGTGCACGCTTTGCCGAACTCAGCTGGACTTGGGGTGACCTTTCCGACGAGGAGCTGGCCGCGATTTGGGACCTGACCGGTCGGCTGGGGACTGAAGACCCGCTCGTGGTGGCAGAGGACGACGCCGGCGCGACCTATTTCGCCCGCGGCGTTCATTACGGCCTGTTCGGCCGCTTCGAACGATATGGCCGCCGGGAAGGCGAGAAGAGCCGCTGGGCCTTCGAGCTGCGCGAATGGGTCTAGTCGGGCAGTCCCTCAACGTAGTCCCCAACAAGATTGGGCTGCCGAACCGTCCGAATGGCCGAAGCATAGGTCCTGAGCACCCAGGCTTTTCCCACGTTGGCGTTCGGGCCGCTGAGCATCTTCCCCTCCGCGTTAGCAATCATCTTTACCAGCTCAAGCGCCACGGCTTCCGGCGATTCAGCGTCTGCCATAAGTTTCTCCCGTCTGCTGGCGGACGCCCTCCCGCGACCGCTACTACCCATAAAACAGCTCACCATGACCCAGGTGGCAACCGAAATCGGCTCAACGACGACCGGCCTCGCCGGGATCTTCGCCTCGGCGGAGAACCTCGCAGGCATCGCTCTCTTCAGCCTGCTCTTCGTCACCATCTGCTCGATGGTGCTGGTCGTCGCGATCGCGCGGCTGTGGCGCGGTGCGGCAAAGGACAACCGGGAGGCCGCGCGCCTGCTGGCCGGCGAGCTCGATGAATCGGATCGCATCCACAGCCAGGCCATCTCGGGCATCCTCGCCGAGTTGGCGGCGATCAAAGAACATGTCCGCGGAACTGCCCGTGCTTGAGTGGGTCGGCCGCCGCATCGAGAGCTGGTTCGACGCCTCGTTCGACGCCGCCGTTTACGGCACGGCGGCAAAGCGCGCCGCCGACCGCCGCCAGGACGTCCAGTCCGTAATGGACCGGACCGGCATCGCCCGAGATCCGGCGCTGAAGGGCATACTGGAGAGGTACAGGTGATCGGGCTGCTGCTCTTCTTGCAGCTGGCGACGGCCGTCGGTGCGCTTTTCGCCGCCTTCGGCTTCAGGGACTTCGTGCTCGAAGCCTGGCGCGGCGGCGGACTGCGCGGGGTGGTCGAATCTCCCTACGCGCAGCTCTCCGGCCTGCTCATGTGCCTGATCCTGCACCTGTCGATCGCCGACGTCCGTATCCTCTTCGCGCTGCCCGAATATCTCGCAGCGATGCGCGCGCTCGCCCCTTGGGAGCAGGCCGTGGTCGTGGCGAACGAAGGCTTTGCCACGCTGATCCTCATCCTTCTCGTAATCCGCCGCAACCAGGCGGCCGAGGCGCTTCCCCGCCGGCGCTATCTCGCGCTCGGTGCCGCCCTCCTTGCCTGTGCCGGCCTTGTCAGGTGGCTGCTATGA